GGCTTTATCCAGTTCGGACATTTCCGCTTCCTCGCGCTTGCGCTTTTCCGCTTCCAATTCGTCCGCAGTCTTGGCGCGCTTGGTAAGTTCCCGGTTCTCTTTGCGCAGTTTTTCGATAAGAGCCATAGCCCGGTCCCGGTCAAACTCGGTTTCGGGCGCGGCTTGTTCGGCTGCCGTCTCGGTAGCCTGTTCCACTGTCTCGGTGGATTGTGTTACTTTTACTTCTTCCGTCATCTCGACTCCTTAAACAAAAACGGCGGCGGCTTGAGAGGATTGATTTCCTCGCAAGCCACCGCCTGAATTGGCGTTTGCCGCCCTTCCTGTACGGTATGCGTCTCGCCTCCCGTATAGTGTTATTTGACTGTTGTTATAATAGCATGTTTCTATTGTTTATACAAGTAGTGTGCTTGTCATTCTGGTATATTGCCACTAGTAGCGATAAACCAGACTAACAAATATTCCCCCATTAAACGCAAAAGGCAGCGGGCTTTTACACTCACTGCCTTTTGCTGTGCTCCCTGTGTCGCCCTTGACTTATAGCACTTGGGAGGATTTTGGGGTCGCTATACGTTTCAAGCACCCACGCGCCGGAAGGCGCGCGCCCCATACACCTCTAAACTCAATACATGAGTTATAACATAAATTATAACATTATTTACAAGTGAATACAATACACCAATATCAGGATGCCTCCTGGTTGGGCTTTTCCGTGCCGTCCTCATCGTAGAGGTGGATCAGCCCGGCGGGTGGAAGCCCCTGCCGCTTTGCTTCAGCCCGGACCAGGTCCCGGATTAAAGCGGACGCAGTCACCCCTTCCCGCTTACATAGAACCCGGATGATTCCCCGCTCTTCCTGTGAAACCCGGAAGTACATGTAATCTTTTCGTGCCATAAGTCTCCTCCTTACGCAAACGTTAGTTTTACTTTTCTTGTTTGTTTATCCCGCAGCGGCGTTCTATCGCCGCCACGATTGCCAGTAATGCCGCCCGGATCGCCATCCAGAACAGGCGTTCCTCCTCACTCATCCTGCACCAGGTCTTTCAGGGGCGTCTCAGTGCGCATGTGTCCAAATACGGTGTCATCCACCTGCCGCGATAATGACCCAAACTCGAATTTACCATCCTGCCAGGCGTCATGACGCCGCCCCCCCATCATCTCCCGTTGCCGTTGTTCGGACTGTTCCCGGAACCAGGTTTCCCCGCTTTTCTCCACCGGGTTGCCAAAGACGGTCAAAGGCAGTGCCACACATCGCCCGTTCCAGTGGTCGTCCAGCGGTTCATCAATGGGGTGTTCTGTGCCGTGCATGGATACGCAGGACAGGCAGGTGTCGCTGTCCAGTTCGGCGTACCATATCCAGCCTTTTACCACGTCTCCGTTAGCTGCATACGTTGCCCGGCTTGCCTCCCGGTGCGCCCACAGCATGGCGGTTCTTGCCGTTTTCATGCTGCTGGTGAGTTCCATGCCCCAGGTGCGGTTTAGCAGCCTGGATATTTCGTTGGGGCTGCGCCCCTGGGCGATACCCTGGACCAGTGCGCTGGCGATGTCCGGGGCGTGTTCGGAGATGCCGGCAATTCCCTTGTATAACGGGCTGTCGTCCGCCAGGAAGCCCAGCATGGTTTTAATTGCCCCACTTGGCAGGCGCATGAAGTCCGCACTTATCTTCGTTTCCCCGGATGCCAGGATGCTGATGTAATTCCCGGCGTTCCTGCGCCCGGTGTCAATGCCCAGGTCTGCAAGCTGCCGGGTGATGTCCCTAGTCAGGGCTTCCATGTCGCGCAGTTCCACGCCGATCTGCGATAGCATGGAACGGTATTGCCCCAGCCGGGTGACTTCCCCCATTGTCAGGTCACGCCCGGCGGTTTCCAGCAGCAGGGCGTTGAGTTTGCCTTCTATGCGCTTGTATGCGTCATGGTATGCCCGCGCCAGCCGTGCGAGTGCTGCGGCGTCCTGCCGTTCCAGGGCTGCCTGGTATTGGGCGGCGGCTGACAGCACGTCCGGGAGATATGGCATTTACTGTCCTCCCTGGTTGAACAGCCGCAGAACAGCCGCACCCACATTGTCACCGGCGGCGGCTTCCTCCTGCATCCGTTCCTGTTCGCTTTTCCAGTCATAGCCCCGCCGTTCACTGGCGGTCTGCTTGCTGACCAGCCCGTTCCCCAGGTCGGTTGTGAGGACGTTGACTTCCTCCTGCACGTTGGTCGGGAGAATGTCGGACCATACCACGTCCCCAGGGTCGGGGTTCATGCCGTTCATGGTCAGCACCCGGCGGTTGATTTCCCGCAGGGCTTCACCGAACAGCAGCCGCTTGGTGTTGGTCTTGGCAATGAAGTCAGAATACAGCACCCGCAGCCCGAAGTTGGTGAGTGCGCCGATTTTGTCCTGGAGGCTGTCAATGTCCACCGTGCGGGTAATGTCAAACAATGCCTGGCGCACGAATACTAGGAATTGCATGGACCCGGCAAGGTCACCCAGTTGTTCCAATTGGCGAATGTCCCCGTCTTTGCTGACGGATACCATTTCATCGGGTCCGACACGCAGTTTGTCGGTTGCACCCAGTCCCACGCCATAGCGCATCGGGTGTCCATAATAGCGGATGATCTTATTGAGGTTGCTGGCAAGGTAGTTCATGCGATCCTGGACGGCGATCACGTCATCGGTCAGGTCTGGCTCGCCCGCAGCGTCATAGGGGTTCGGCAAGTTCTGCCAGTGGACAATCGGCGGAAAGTCGTAGCCCCACATATCGCGGGCGACTTCAATCCACCGCCCGCCGTAGCCGTGCATTTCTTCGGATACAATTTCCCAGCCGTTTTCGGTGATCTGGATGGTCTCACGGCGGGTCAGGGTCTTGTTGTCCAGCCCTTCCACCTGGTACTCGATGAGATACCGCCATACCATGTCTTTGTCTTCCGGCAGGGCGTCCATGACAATAAATCCAGGGTTGAGTACCACCAGGCGGGGGTAGGTGTTGCCGTCCTCGCCAACGATACCGTCCGGGATAATGCGGATGTACCCGGTGCCTCCATCGGCAGCCGCCATGAGTGCGGACAACAGCAGCCGTTCTTTCTGGTTGGCTTTCCAGACCGCCTCAATGTATGCATCCTCCGGTGTGTCCCCTTCACCGGGCAGGTCAAATTCAATCCCGTCACCAATCACCGCACTAATGCCGCGATCCACAATCAGCCCGGTGAAGTTCACGGTCATGTTATCATCCGGCTGCCCTGGCTTCACCCCCATCTGCCGCCGTTGCTTGCCATAGCGATAATTGACCGTAGTGCGAACGTCCGCCAGCTTGCCAGCAATCCGCTCCGATAGCTGGTAAGATAATTTCTCAATCCAAGTGTCAAATATACTCATCTTTCACCATCCTGCAAAAGGGTCATCAATCACAGTGATTGGCGGATTGCCCGCCACCATATCCCACGCCATAGCTAACGCCATAACGGTATCATCGTGCATCCCCGACGGGGCATCGTAAGTGATAGCCCCGGATGCGGTCTTTCTGCTTTCGTAGCTCAACAATTCCCCGGTCTGCACCGGGTCGTCAAGCACAGCAATTTGCTCATGTTCGAAAGCAGCCATCAGCTGCTGAATAATTGCCCCCTTTGTGGCGTTGGTGGTCGTAAAAGTCTCAATGCGCAAGCCACGCGCCGCGAGGTGGTCGAACACCGGTGCGCCTATCGAATTGCCCTCTACCCGCATCCGGTCAAGGTGGAAGCGGTCATAGACCGCCGCCAGCCTGTCCTCTAATACGGGGTAGTCCACCCGGTTGAACCTGTCCAGGTAGACCTGCTGCTTGCTCTCCACGTCCAGGACGCAAACAGCGGTGTAGTCTGTGGCGGATGCGGGGTCTACGGCTGCCACGTATTGACGCCCCTCGATTGCCCGGTCTATCGGTTGCAAGCGGGCAGCCTCCTGGACGCGCCGAAAGACGCCGCCCTGGTCGTCTACAAACTCGGCAAGGTATTCCTGCCTGAATATGATGTCCGGCAACTCTCGCCGCGCCGCCTCCACTTCCGCCGGGTCAATGTATGGGTTATCGGCAGTAGGGAACGTCCAGGATTGCCAGCCATCCTCGCCATTGACGCCGCGCTGGTAGATTTCCCAAAACCAGTTGCGCCCCTTCGGGGTGGAGATGAACAAAGACCTGCCCTGTCTGTCAGATAGTGCCGGGCGGATTGCCTCCGTCCAGGCTTCACGGCTCATAAATGCCGCCTCATCCATGACGACAAAGTTCAATCCCTCACCGCGCAGGCTGTCGGGATTGTCAGCAGATCGTACCGCCACAAACCCACCGCCGGAAAACTCTACCACTCTATCCGCCAGTTTGATGGTCGCTCCTGGTACTCGGCGGGATAGTTGGCGCAGGGGACGCCAGCCCACCTCTGACATTTTGTAGTTGGGCGATACCCACCACGCCCGCCCGCCTGTACTCGCTACGTCAAGGCATTCATTCACGCCCAGCCGGGTCTTTCCCCACCGCCTGCCAGCCGCCAGCACTTTGAACCGTGCCGGGCTGTTGTGTACCTCGACCTGCCCCGGGTGGGGGGCTGCTCTAATTTCCATTTTCCACATCATCCCATGTAACCCGGAAAGTGCTATCTGGCGAATTGGCAAGTTCCTGCCGTTCCACATAGCCCCGATGTTTGGCTTGCGTTTTCAAGAAAAAGCACACCGCCCAGGCTTCACCCGCCAGGGCTTTTGAGTATAGGACGCTTTCAACGTTGTCAATCATGCTTTCCCGCGCCCGCTCCAGGGCTGCCTTGCAGGTGGGGTGGGCGTTGATGTATGACCGCAATGTGTTTCGATGACAGCCGAGACGGGCAGCGGCGGCGGATAGATTGCCCCGGCATTCGTCAATCAGGGCAATCACCCGTTCTGTGTCCAGTTTCTTTTGCGTCATCATGTCGTCACCTTTTTTAAGTGCTTAATTGATTAATTCCGGCATGCCGCCGGTTAGTGAATCAAGGAGCGGACGGGTCGGACTTGCACCGCCAGTTTCCTCATTGGATTGAGGCGCGCTATCTGTTTCGCCTCGTCCGCGTTTTATGCCCTTATACATTCCGGCCCCGCGCCGTTCGATCTCCGAATAGGGCAATTCGGGAACGGTCAGCCGAGCGCGGTAAGCGGGGTCGATAAAAAACATATAGCGCAACTGAAAGCCGCTCAGTCTTTCTGCTCCTATTCGTTTCAAGAAAGTTATAGATGCCTCGCTTCCGGTTTTTCCGTACCGCGCCTTAATGCTTCCCTTTTTACTATTTGGCTGAAATCCCGGATTAAAAACCAAGCTACACACTATTTCTCCGTCTGGCATTTTCCACATGCTATTGTTCTCATTAATTCCAGTCAAGATAAACCCTGACGCGCGGTAGATAGTCCCATCTCCACATTGTGTTCCGTCTGCGTAAGATATAACGACCTTGACGTGGGGAGCGTGCTTTTTAATTAGTTTCATGGCCACACTTATCGCTCGGCTTTCGCTGTTTCTCGGAAGAACATCAGTAAAGGCAAGGCGGTGAAGTTCTATAAACTCATTCCATCCAATCTCGTTAAATAAGTTGATGCTGTTCCACTTCGCCATTGATGGGCCGAACTGCAAAGCGCCCTCTAGTTTTCCGTGATAAAAAACGCCTATGTGAAGCTGGCTTCTCGTGTCCACCTTACCGGAGTAATGCACCCGGCGAACAAAATCATTCGCCTCGTGTGCTGAAATCGGCATTAAAACAATATCTTTAGCGCCCATGTTCCCCTAAAAACATCTCACAAATACGAGCCAGCGCGTTGCCGTTGCTGTTTTCGTTTTCAGTTTCGACAAACTCCCCCAAAGACTTGGCGGCTGATAAGGCCTCTTTCACTGTTTCGGCTTGCGTATCATGCAAGGTGAATGTCATCTGTTGGAACGGAGCGCGATCCTCATCCGGCAGTGCGCTAAAAGCATCCGCCCAACTGTTTTCGCTAACCGGAACAATGCCTTCGCGTTCTGCAAACTCACCCATCATCGCCTGCACCCGCTCGTCATCGGACTGCACCTGGCGCATCAACTCGTCCAGTTTCGCCTTATCGCTTGCTGCCATAGCCGCGATGGGGTCAAGCGATAACAATGCCTGCGCTTCTTCTGCTTCGTCCAGATCCACGTACTCAACCGGCAATTCCTGGACGCCGGAACGAAGGGCAAGGGTGACACGCAGATGCCCGTCAATCACCCGCCCGGTGCGCTTATTGACCGTCACAGAACGGATAAAGCCGATGTCATCAATCGCCCCAGCCAATGCCTGTTGCTGGTTATCAGGATGCAGGCGGAAATTTAGCGGGTTGGCTAACAGTTGATCCACCTGTTCCACACCGCTGCCGATAATCCGATTTCGCAAGGGCTTGTTTAGCTTTGCGATACTCTTTGCCATTCCACCTCCGTCATCTGTAACATTCGCCGCCACGTCCAAAGTACCAGCGTATCCGGGCGCGCTTCGGGGGCTATCACCGTAAGCACTCCAGGGCGTCCTGAATGGAGCGCACCACGTTCACCTCACCCTGCCAGGCAGCGTGCCACCTCAACTCATCCGGCGTCATGTCACCGCCGGGCATTTTGACTTCCAGCAGGATGTTCTCGCCATGCCAGCCCACCAGCAGGTCGGGGCAGCCATGCCCCACCTGGTGCAGGCATTGGACGGTTGCGCCAATACGGCGCAAGGCGGCAACGATGTCAGCCTGGTTGGCGTCCACTTTGGCGGCTGTGCGTGGTGTCATGTTACTTACTCCCGAACCCCAGCGCAGCCAGGGCGGCAGCGATAATCCCCAGCGCGCTGTTGATAATTGACCAGTTTTCTGATTTTTTTCCCAGGGCTTCTACGTCATCCTCCAGCGTGCGCAGCTGCTGGACGCGGGTTGCCTGCCCTTGTTCCAGGCTGTTTAGCCTGGCTTCGTGGGCGGCTGCCTGCCGTTCCTGGCACGCCTCCATCCGGTCAAGGCGGCGCAAAATCTCATCTATTTTCCCGCCTAACACGGCTAGTGTCACTTTCCCGTTGCTGTCTGCGGCGTCCATACCGCCTCACTTTTTCGGGAAATAGGTGGAGATAATCTGGTGGATGTAGTTCGCACCCCGCCCGATGGCAAGCCCGGTGAGGACAATGCCGAAGGGGGATGCATTCAATTCCACTTCCAGCCAGCTTGCAATCAGGGCGATCAAGTCAAACTGGTAAATGAATGCCGCTGCAACCCCAACGGCAGCGGCAACGTACATCAGCAGCCACTTCCACTGTTCCAGGGCTGGCACATGGTTGGCAATTTCCCCGAAAAAGTATTCCACCATACTCTCAACGAGGAAAGCCATGAATAAGATAATTCCGAGTGTCCCGATAACTTCCATCTTTCCGCCTTTCTTAACAAAAAACCGCCCGATAGTATCAGGCGGTCGTCTGATTATGACACTAGTCCTGGGCGGGGCGTTACTCCCGCTATAACCGGGTTGGTTATTCAATTGGTAACAGTATAGCATGTTTCAGGTGTCTATACAAGCACCCTGCGCCTTAAATCTCTTTTTGTGGCGGTCATTCTGGTTTCTGCTCCAGTTGTACGGTGTTTTACATTCGACGCAAACACCGTATAGCTTGGTGACTGCCAGCCCGCCCACCAGGAGGTACACGATCCCCCCGCAGGTGGTGGTTTCTCCGATAATTTTTCCGCACGTTCTGCATAATATGGGTGTCGATGTCATGAGTTTGTTTCACCTTCCTGGTATTTCACCAAAACACCGCCCTGGACAACGTGCCTGCCATTATAGGTCTGGACAATCAGTCCGTCCGGCAGGAAGCCGGGCACAGCCTCCTTGACTTCCGTCCAGTACAGTTTGCGCCCCACGAAATAGGGGGCATCATCATCAGCACCTGGGACCACGCCAACGAAGTGCGCTACCAGTTCCCGGCGGGCAAAATCTTCCTCACTCACGGCGTGTTCTTTCGCTGCTTGGTGTGGCTTTGTCATAACCACCCCATGAAGTACATCACGGCAACACCAATCATGGCAAGGGTAAGCAGCACCCCCACGATGCACCCGCCTTGTTCCTGCGCCCATCCGGGCAGTA